TACGTCTATTGCTAGTTTAATACTATTCTCACTAATAGTTAGTTCAGCTTTCTCACTAAGAGCCAGTAACATCGCTACTTTAAGGACAGAATCTCCAAGCCTTCCTATGGTCCCCGTTTCATCCTTAATATCTTGTTCTATTATAGACTGATAGAATGAATAGTACCATCTCTCATAAAAATCTCCTGCGGGGGTGCCGTCTAATGGTGTGAATGATCCTTTTAACTTTGCCACTTCTTTCAAATGCTCTGCGAGTTCTTCAATGTCAATCTTAATTTCTAGTGGTTTTATTAGAGGGTTCAGACGATTGACTTTAGTTTCTGCTATCACGAAAGTCCTTCCCATGAATCCACCATGAATGTCCCTAGACTCTAGGAAATCATCAAAATGAGCCTCATTAGTAGCTACTAAGAGAGTGATAGTAGGATCTTTAAGAGAGAATGTTTCCATTTTTAATAGTGATTTCCATTCACCTTCATGGAATATTCTATCATAAAGATCGGTAAGAATTGACAGGGCCGCGGGATCTGCTACGAGAGATGATGAAAATTCGGAAGCAATTATGAATGCTGTTGACTTGTTTATTACTGTTCCACCTGGTATTGTATAAGCTGTTCCTAGTTCTTTCATAATACCCTGAATTGATGATCTACCCGATATTATTCGGTTATTATTCACTATCTTAACTAGCTTCTTAGCAAGTCTGACGGGCGCACCTTTCTTGAGAGCTGAGTCAGCGTGTAACATTACGTAGATATTCGGGTACAGATTATATGCACCCGCCCGGTCTAACCATACATTATCTTTCACCACTGCTGATAATGCTGCTAATCCTGACCAGAACCAGAAAGATTTTGGACTTTCTAGTTCCTGGTGTACTGTGACTAATCTCTCTATCCATGTCATTTCAGGGACCGAAAGATCGAAATGATTGTTGCGAACTTAGGACTAGTTTGGTACTTCCCAAACTTAAATCTCCCTTTTGGAAATCTAAGCTCTACTCCAGGATAAGTTTGATGCAAGATGTCATCCCAAATAAAGTGATGAAACCATCTAGTACTAGTATCACAGGGTAGTATTGCTACTACTAAAGGACAGTCAAGCCTAACTTGACTACTAGCATATTCTACCCAGCTATAGAGATCAGAGTAAGGTGGATTCATAAAGCATCTTTCTCCGGCCCATGAGAGGGAGAGAGCATCAGTTTCCTTAGTTAGAAAGCAATTACATTTTGCATTCTCAGGAGTTGCACAAACATCTAGTGTGAAGTTAAATTCCTTGTTAAGATTATCAAATAGAAATTGAGGAGTTTCCCTTTCGTCACTCTTTTTGCTCATGATCCCTAATTATGTTTGAAATCCTCCCAACTAAACTATAGAACTCAAGATCCTCATAATTAATAAAATAGTGTTCGAGGTTTCTATAGAGAATTCTTAATTCCTTAAGGGTTAGAAATTTCTGATCGATTTGAACTTCACTCATAAGATATCCAAACTACTTTAGCGAGAGCAACTATCTCCAATCTTTCTTTCTTAGCAAGTCTATCAGCTTTATTTTTAGCCATCATAGCATTGGGAGCTTGAAATGGATTTGAGACACAGAAATCTAAACCATCCATGATTGATAAAACTGCAATCCAGGACGGCATTCCTGAGCAAGTTCCATCTTTATTCTTTTCTTCATCCCCATAACGAGGAACGTAATCTATTCTATCAATTTGGCTCATTACTAACCTCCAGGACTGGTAATGAAATAAACCTAAACTTTTTCAAATCCTGATAATTCATTCCCATTTCAACCTCACAGGGAATTACTAAGTCAGGACGAACTATTGAGCAGTTCTTGAAGGAAATCGGACGTTCCATTTCTTCTTTTCCAATTTTAGCTACTTCTTCTTTTCTTTCAATTGGTGCTGATAGTAAGAGGGAGTCATGAGATTCAAGAATGATTTTAATATAAGGGAGCCGATCTTCTATTCTTAACTTAGCCGCTTTAGTATTATCACTTACTGCTCTCTGAGGTATATATGGCATAGCTTGTCGGAATAGTTCGTCACCGTATCTCTCAAAGAATGTTCTAACTCCACCGTGCGGCGCGTCAATGCCAAAAGGTAGCGGGGCAGTTAACATTCTGGTCTTACTTACTATGTCAGTCACAGTCTTATGAAATACACTCTTGATTTTAGGCTGCATATTATGAAACTTCTCTATTGCCTTACCAGCCTCATACTCAGTAATCTCAAAATCAATCCCATACTTTCTAGCCTGAGTATTAACCTCAGAGGCCGCACGAGCTTTACCTGCCATTAAATGACAAGCGTGCCGGAGGGTTTTCCCCGCGAATCTAATAGGATGTTCATAGCCTAACTTGCTTTTATCATAGTTGAATAATTCCTCATTAGGACCAAAAAACCAGACAGCAGTGTGAGCATGGTAATCGATCTCATCAACTAATTTTAGTGCTTCATAATCTTCTGCCAGTAGGAAAACTACTCGTGCTTCTGCCTGAGATGAGTCTAGTTGAATAAAGATTTCTCCCTCATCTGGTATGAACATTGATCTTACGTCAGATCCAATATCGCCGTGTTTGGTTATAGTTTGGAATGCTAGTCCTATTTCTTGATGCTTCTTTACACTTCCTTTCTTAAACTCTATCGTTGGTCTGATTGGTTCTCCTAATTTTCCTGTGCTAGTCCGTCCTGTTTCTAAGCAGAGAAAGCAAGATGTTCTCATTCTCCCATCAAAGTCAGGTAATGCCATTAGATAGGAGGAAATTGTCTTTTTAACTCTTCGTTGTTTCAGAATTAAAGAAACTATCTGCTTCTTTTCCTCTGAAATAGTTCTGTTATTTATAATCTTCGTGAGAGCTTCTTCTCCTGTCCCTCCGTAATCGTGTAATTTCAGAACATTGTAAAGTAGAATTGAAACTTGCTTAGGAGAATTTACATTTACTACATCTCCTGTTAGTTTGAATAATTGATATGATAGTTCCTCATCCCATCTTACGTACTTCCTAATCAAATTATCACGAGCTTCGGTATCAATTCTAAATCCTACGTTCTCCGTTTTAAGATAGGAATTATGAAGTTTGAGTATGAAATTACGGTAAAAATCTCGGACCCCCAGTTCATCTAGTTCAGATTCCATCCTTTGATTGATCTCTAAAGTAACACAAGCATCCCGGCCGCATCCTATTAAGAGATCAGAGAAAGATCCTTCATACATTCCTTCATCTTTATAGAATGGTTCCTCAGTATAGATTGAGGTATTGAATGCTAGAGACTTTGGAAGTTCAGGATTTATTGCAAAAGACTTTAACATTGTATCATCATGAAGTTCTCCTATGGTAAATCCTAGACGGACTAATTTATCCTGATCGTGCTTGAAATTCTGACCAACTATCTTCCTAGTAGAGAGAAGATGATCTAGTAAAATCCAAATTCGGACCAGATCAGAATCAGGAATCGAAGGCGCGCCTGAAATATTATTCCATAGTGAGAGAACTAAAGCTTCTCTGGGATTGAAGGAAAATCCAACTACTGAAGGGATACAGTTCGTAGATTCAGTATCTACTGATAGAATATCATTTGAGTAATTGCGATCAACAAACTCCTGAAACTGAGCAGATGATCTGCAAATTTGAATTAGTCTATTAGGAAGGATCAATTCTGAAAACTGAGCCTGACTCCAAGCTCGTTTCATATCATGAATCATTACTAATCTATTCCAATATCCTTTGAACTCAGCTGCCTGATAATATAGAAGATGAGCAGGGTGGTAAGTACCTACCACTTTCCTTCCCATCCCTATTAGTATTGATCCTCTATAGTTTTTGATATTCTTCTTTCCAGTCAGCCCCCAAAGGGCTGTCTTTCCTAAAGCTAATATGCAGTTAGGCTTGACTTGATTGATTTCTTTTTGAAGTTCTTCTAAGCATTGATCTACGTTGATGTCTAGAGATCTACATCTTGTTAGGAAGGGTGCAGGACCAGGAATTACTTCGTACTTGATTAGATTTGTTACCCAACATTCATGCCGTGGAATTCCTGCATCTTTTAAGAGCTTATCAAGTTCTCTACCGGAAGGACCGACGAATGGCTGATTTTCCCTAACTTCTTGATAAGATGGAGACTCCCCCACTATCATCATCTTTGGTGATATAGGTCCGCGGCCTCCTACGTAGGGGAGATCAGGGTTCATTTTTCTAGCTCTGTAACAAGTGATGAGTTACCTGTGGCATTGAATTTATCAAGCTTTGGATTGATTCCATGCAGAATTATATCTTGAAATGTTATAATCTCACCTTGTCTTAAAGTAATTTCACCAGCAAGTGCACCGTTTATGAATATAGCAATATCACAATGAGAATGAGTTGGATTCCTATACTCAAGATGGATTTTCATTTATCACTCCTGATCAAGTTCATCAATGAGTTTCTGAACTAGTAATAGACTGAGGAAAAATAACCAACAGCCTATGAATACTATTGTCACATCATATAGGAAATCAATCATGAAGTCTTCTCCGCGTAAATCTTCTCAAGGATTTCAATCTGTCTATCAGAAAGTTTGCTATAGTGATTTAACTGTCTCTCAATGGAATCGATAAAATCAAGCTCCCATGATGATAATTTATCCTGAGTCTCATCCTTAATAGCTTCTATCCACTCTCTCAGAGTCTTTTCGTCGTAATTCAATGAGAGCCTCCTTTCTTGTTTTACATCTTTTTATTACTTCTGGATCTTTGTCAATCAATTCTGCTAATTGAATACTTTCTGAAAGCCAGCCTAGAGACACATCTAGCTCATCCCTAGTTTGAACTAGAGTCCAGTTTTTATCTCTTAATTTCCGCTCAAGGTAGAAGATTCTCGCTAGGCTTACTTTCTTGTGCCATATCTTCTCCCTGTGTAGGAGTCTCCGCAGGTTTACCATTCTCAATTACCTTGATCCTCATGGCCCGCCATCCCTTTTCAGGGATTTCCATAGGCTCAAACTCTACTTTCGCACCCGGATTGAGATTCAGGATATTAAAAGTAGGTTCAAGTGCTGACCAGTGGAAAAAGATTCTCGTGAATGGCTTATCGAAAGATGATATGAAACCCCATCCCTTCTCTTTTGAAATCTTGATCACTCTGCCGTTAATCCTATTGAGTCCTGTTACTTCACCAATTGTTGTCATCTTCTATCTCCTCAGTAAATCCTGATGTAAGTATTTACGTCAGGTCGTTCCTCGAATGGTTGATTGCTAATTACAGTATGATAGTCATAGAGAGTTGAGTAAAATTTTAGAATAGATTCATAAATATCTTCATCATTTCTATGAACTTTCTCATATGAATAGTGATCATCAGTGTTCTCTTCCTTCCTTTTTATATAGATCCATTCTAGCATTTTGATTCTCCTTTCCTAGTAATCGGCGTGCGAGAGCCTACTAAGAATCAACTCATGATTGATCTTTTCGGCCCCCGCACACCTTCATCTGACTTGGACTACTTAGTGACTTGGATACCGTTCAGGATACGAGTACTCCTTACTTAATCGTCGGTATCTCCATCACCATTCTCGTCATCCTCGTCAGAATCCTCATCTTCATCTTCTTCATTCTCATCTTCATCTTCTTCAGTTTCCTTATCAGGATCATCAACAATAGGATCAATTACTTCATCCTGTTCTGGTTTAGGATCTTCAGGATTAGTTACTTCTTCAGACATTAGTCCCTCGCAGGTCGATACTTGTGACTCACGTTGTTCAGAAGTCTATTGTCATAATTCTTTGTATCCACGTAAACATCAAGTTCCTTTCCAGCAGCAGAACTAAGATCGTATCTCTCTCCCGGTGCAAGATCAACACCGAAAGATGCAAGAAATCCCTTAGCGAAGCCGATAGCTTTTGAGTTAAAGTTCCACTCAATTGGAACGCCAGAGAATTCAGTGCTACCATTGTCAGAATTCTTAACCACAGTTGCATCTACTGGATAGTTGATTGATCCTCCGTCCTTAGATGGCTTCTCACCAATAGATTCAATTCTAAGTCTATACCATGCAGGTTCTACGATCTTGTCTCTGAGAAGATCCCGTTCGGTAAAACTGATAATCGGCACTTTTCCTCCTTAAAGTTTCACTACTTTTTCTGGACTCTCTTGCATTTTCTTAATTGCAGGTATCAAGTATTTATCATAGAGAGGATCATTCTTTATGACTATCTCCTTATCTAGTGGTAAAGAAGTTCTCGCATAGTCGTCCCCAGTATGTTGGGTCAAGAGTGAGTAATCACCGCCCGCACCAGCTACGAAGCCTGATTTAGTTTGGAAATGGTAGATTTCATCACAATAGGCGGGAATCTTTGCCGCAATCTTTTTTCCACCAGTTACTATCAAACGGCTCATATGAGTTTCGCCGTCAGGTGATCTTTGTTCAGTCTGAATTACGTGGGCAATCAGGATGATGTTGATCTTGTGATAGCCTGCAATGTCTTTGGTCAGAGCGATTAGTTCCTGTAAAGCTGAAGTTTCAGCATTGAAGTCCTCAATTGTATTTACAGGAATCCCTGCAATTCTCTTGCCAGCTTCTTTACCTGATTGAGTAGTAGTTCCAGATTTCAATTTGAGAGTTTGACGATTGATACTATCCCCTAGAGAAGTTATACTATCAACTATCAGAGTCTTGAATTTACAATTTACCTGGAACTGTTCTAGTTTTCTTCTACCTGCCTCCCAATCAGTGTAATCGTCGTATTCTATATGAGTAGGATCTATTCCCCAGTATTTCATTGGAAGTAGGAGGGCTCTCATCTTTTTATCCCATGAGAACCAGTACTGAGGCTTAGGGAATGATAGAGCAGCGGTGGATTTTCTTGTGCCAGGTTCACCTTTCAGTAGGGCATAGATGATAGAAGGATCGAGATTGCTAAGATTTGACATTACGCTCCTATTGGTATGATTTCCAATATTTTTCATCTAAAAGATTGAGAATAACTATAGTACCAAGATTATCATAATCAAAAAAATCCTTCATATTAGAATCACCATCAAACAATCTAGCAATGTACTTATCAGTAGATAAATCACATCTAGTACAAACTTTTATTTGTTTTCCTTCTCTTTCAACTAAAAAGGCGCAGGGGATTCTGTTGTGAGACTTATGCACTCTACAATTGTTACATTCACAGCCAAAAATAGTTTCCATATGATCCTACTTTCCAAGCCCCAATGCTCTGATAAGATCCTTCATATCTATCAGTGGCTTCTCTTTCTTCTTACTCTTTCTCAATTCAATTCTTTCCCTTCTTTTTTGAAGCTGATGCTTTCCTAGTCTTTTTTTGAGTTTCATCAGTTCCTTTTCTCTTAGCTCTAACTACTGGAATGATCTTTCTTCTTACTGCCTCAGCGATTAGTCTGTAGTAGATAGTGGGAAATTTCTCTCCATAGTTCTTACCTTCCAGAACTTTTCTCTCACAGAGATGAATAGAATTTAGAAGGTGTCCATCATTCATTATCTCTGGAGGTACAGAGCCATAGTTCCTACTTCTCCAAAGGAATGGATCACATTGTCTATCTATTAGTAATTCTCTAGGTCTAAAATCTCCAAATTCGTAGACTTTACTGAGTTCATCGTAATATAAATCAGAATAGTCTTCTGCTGCCATTGTCTCTCTCCTATTTTATGAACTCTTTAAGTTTCTCTTGAAGTTCTGAGAGCTTAATTACTTGTTCTCGGATCAACTGAAGTCCTGCTATTGCATCGTCGAATACTTTTACTATATCAGATTGTTCTCCCTTAATAATACTTTTCTTCTCAGTGATCCTTTTTCTAATATTATAGAATCTATTTTTGATTGTATCTTCTGAATATCTGTTATAGTAACCTTCAATCTTTAGTATTGAACTAGCTTCTATAACTTCTATTGAAGGAAACTCAATTAGAACCTCTTTAATTCGTTTAGAAAGCTTCTTTACTGGTACTATCTTCTCATTAGTTTCAGGTTTCATTACTATCTCCATTTTCTTCTCAGTTCCGAGTAGTTCTCTCAGTTTCTTGTTAATAATTCCTGTTCCAAGAGGATTAAAGATTGTGATTCTTTTCTTTCTTGCCTCCTTGACTATCTTATCAAAAGTATTATGACCTATAAATCTAGTCATAAATATCGCTACAGTATTAGATGGTATCTCCTTAGAATGCCAATTCTCATTTTGACTATCCCATAGTAGCACTCTCGGATTATCTAGGATGTCAGAATCAAAGTTAGAAGTCTTTCCTCCTACTATTAAAATTTGACCATGATTGATTGGTGTTAGCGGTTTTTCTTCTATCATCTCATCCCCGTCTCAATTAGTTCTAGTATCCTTTCAACCTCATTCCGCTTCTTACTTCTAGTACACTTCAAACAGTGAACTCTGACGTTTCGGAGGGCCGCACGGGTAATTATCATTTTCTCTTCACAGATTGCACAGAGAGCTTCTCTGTTAAGTGCCAGTTCCTTATCGATATAATGAGTACAATGGGGCAGGGTACACCGTAGTACGTGATACTTTTTATCCCTGCCTAGATTTACTCTCTTGTACTTATGAATGTGCTTCTTCTTCATAATATTCCTGTCTTTGTATGAAATTAGTCTTCAATTCAGTCTCTCTCATATTTCTGTTCGATTCACAGACTGATTTAAATGAGCAGATTCCAAACTTATCACAATGAGTAAAGTTTGGAGGGAAGTAGCTCATCTCTGTGTAGTGCAGGAAGAGTCTAGCGTAATAAGGAATGATCTCTTCTTGCCATTCGATTAGCCTGTCGGCTGAATATGAAATGACTACTCTCGTGAACTTCTCAGCAGGTTTCAGGCTGGTTTGGAATCCTATTTTATTTATTATTATAGACCTTACCTTATCAAGCACGCACTGCCCCATGAATTGATTATTTAGGGACAGAGTATCTTTTCGGTAGGAGGAAGTCTTATGATCTACGGGAAGTATCCCTTGATTAGTATCCACTCTTAGATCATATCTACACTTCCACATTACTCTCATTTCATCATCTTCATAGATTACTTCAGTCCTAGTATCTTCCGTAGCAAGAGGAACCCAGTGATCATTCTTGTAGAATTCAAGATACTGTTGAGTAGTGTCTAAGGTATTAGCAGCATCCTTATCCTCTAGTTTATAGTTTGGTTCGCCTAGCATAGTTGAAATTCTTACCATCGCTTTGCTAATGGAATTCTCTCTAGATTCTCCATCAATCTGACTTTGATAGTAAACTTCCAATCCCTTATGAACTACCAGACCCATGATTAAACTCTTTGACGCCCGGCCCATAGGGATTAGATTTAGAATATAGGAGTATTCTGATAAGCGAGGGCAGCCCATCAATGTTGAGAGTAGAGAGGGATTTAGAATGATGTTCTTCTTATTAGAGACTAGGATAGTCATTTCTCACTTTCCTTCTCAATCACGAATCTTTTGGAACAGACTTGACAATGGTAATAATTGAATCTTTTCGATTCATATACTTTCTCTATCATATCTTGCTTATCGTTGGTACAGTAGGGGCATTTTAGTTTGTTCATTCTGATCTGATAACCTCCTGTGCATCATCAGTTACTTTGTTAATCAGATTTAGAATACTTTTAACTGGAACCATTCCATTGACAGATTCTCTGTCAATTAGATTGAGAAGATCGATAACGAAAGTTTGATAAACTCTGACTAAACTCATTGATCTTCTTGAGATTTTTGCAATGTTATCAGCAATTTCAATTATATTTCTCATCTCTTCTTTCTCCTATTCTTCATAATCATTTCAGCAAGCTCACCTATGATCTCTGATTCCTTCCATGCTGGAACTTCACCATGAGACATTGCAGCGTGGAATGTTAATCTCTTTCCTTCAACAATCTGATCGGAGAACTCATCAATACTTCCTGTTGCTACGACGTATTGTGCCGTTACTGAGGTAGATTTTTGACCGATTCTAATGAATCTACCCTCTGCCTGTTCTTCATTAGCAGGATTCCACTGTCTCTCGTGGAAGATACAGTAATCGCAGGTTTGAAGATTAAGACCCTCCCCCGCAGCGAGAGTAGAAGCAATCATTATTGCTCTATCTGAGTTATTAAAATCCTCTTGAACTTGATATCTACTCTGAGAATTTAACTCAGAACTCATAATGAATAGAGGAACTTCCCCATTTACTCTCTCTTTGATGTCATTCGTAAGAATCTGAGCAACATCCTTATGATGAAGGAAGATTACCACCTTCCTACCATCATCTTTAAATTCGTCTATCAATTCTAGAGTAGCAGGAATCTTGGCTAGACCAATTAGATGTCTCATTCTAGAAAGTTTTGCCAGAATATTATTTGTATCTCTCCCTTCTAATACTGAATCCTTATACCATCTAATAAACTTATCTTCCTCTTCTTGATAAGTAGCTTCTTCAATATCTCCCATCTTAATATAGAACTTCACTCTATTAACTTCTGGCAGTTCTGATAGAACTTCCTTTCTTTCACGTCTGATTACAATATCTCTCACTAGTTCCTTGAACTTCTCAGGATTCCTAATTCCACCTTCCTTATATTTATTACCCTGCCAGTAGTAATCAACCCAACGATTACAGTACTGAGAAAAGTAAGGAAACCTCACAGGGTCCATCATATTGAGAACTGTGAAGAACTCACTTCCACGGTTCTTCCAAGGTGTTGCTGATAGTGGAACAACCTGCATTTCTCTGACTATTTTTCTGACTTCCTGAGTTCTAGTTGAGTCTGGATTCTTGATCTGCTGGCATTCGTCTAGTATTACTAGTTTGAGATTGAGAGATTTGATCTTCTCAGGATCGTAACTCTTAATTAGATCATAACTTACAATGTAACACTTGAAACCAGGGAGGACTGGATCTTTTCCAGTATTTATTACTTGAGGGAAGTAGTCAAGTCCTAACCAGCGTATGATTTCTTTCATAAACTGGTATTTGACTGAACTCTTGACTATGAATAGAACTGGTAGTTTTTCAGGATGGTATTTGATGTAGGTGAGAATCTGGATGGTTTTACCTAAACCCATCTCGTCGAAAAGTGCGCCGCCCTTCTGAGTGGCGAGGGACTTTTCTAAAAATCTAGCACCTTCAACCTGAAAATCATAAGGACGATAGGCATCACAGACCGGGCAGTGGTTTTTATTCCACTGATGATCACAATTGTTACCTACGTGAGCCGCGGTGATCATTTCGTGGAACGGTGTAGCTCTTGGAATGATCTTTTTAATAAGATGACCACACTTCAAGGTAATGAACTTACAATCATTACCATCAGTGTCTGGTGCTTCAAATGAGAAAAGTTCTTCTGCTACTTTTCCACATTCTTCGCACTTATCTTGAAGTCTAGTGATCTTATAGGAAGGCTTCCTAATTATTTCTTCTTCAAACGTAACTTCAACGTCTGCGCCGGATCTTATCGCGTCTATTACTTCGAGACTTAGACCGTATGAAAGACAGGGCGAAGTGTTATCGCAACCGAGTTCTTTAGCCTTACTAGACCAGATCTCATCATGCCCATGATTTGGGCCTACTACAGCATGAGCTACTTCGTGCCTGATAGTATTGATTATATCAGGCTCAGGGTGACTATCAACGTGATGAGCATTTAGAATGATACACTTATCCTTATGAGAAGTAAGACCGATGTATCTGGTAGTTACTGAAGTGTTAAGGCGGATATGCCAATCTGGCAATCCTACGGAGTCTAATAGACTCCTGAGTTCCTGAGTAGCTTGTTGTCTGTTCATTGTTTTATCGTCCAAAAATGATAATTCCTAGACAGACTATATTCACAGCCCAGATAGTACTTACTAGGATGAAGAGTGCTTTATTTTCCATCATCTTATTCCCTCTTAGATTCTCTCAGATAATTTTACCCTCAAATCTTCATGTAAAATATCAGTGGTAGTTGAAGGATTCTTACTTGCGAAGATTTGATATAACATTTCTCC